CTTCACCTCCACGGTCATGCCCGCCATCTCGAAGGGCGTCGCGTGTTCGTTTTCCCAGAGGTAGCGCAGGAGCTTCTCGTCACCTGGCTTGTTCACGTGGCGGCCCGTGCCCCAGCAGGTCCTGCAGTTGTGATTCGGACCGTAGCCCGGTTCACGACCCGTACCACCGCACCCGTTACACTGTTCTTCGCCGCCCCACCCGAGAAAGCCCTTGTTCGTGCTCATGCGGGCCGCCTCGATGATGCTCTGGTCTGAGCCCCAGCTCTCAACGAGCTCGATGCTGCCGTGGTCGAGTACTTTCATCGGTTCTTGTTCTCCTTCGCGAACTTCTGCTGCCTCTCGACGGCGAGCTCGACGCAGCGCACCGGGTCGAGCCCGAGGTCGTCGCACCAGCGCACCATCGAGAAGACGATGTTGCCCATCGCCGTCCCGAGTTCGTCAGCCGACAACATCTGCCGGTCCTTGTCGGCGCCGCGCGCGATGCGCGCGAGCTTGCCGAGGTCGACGCCGAGCCGGACGACGATGCCCTCGAGCGAGAGCTTGTCAGGTCCCCAGATCTCGCGGCCGAGCTCGAGCATGTGCGACAGCGGCCACCTGCAGCTCAGCAAAAGCTCATTTAGGTCACGCGCATCGCGGCGGAGCCTCTCAAGCTCCTCTTCCCTGCTCTCGATCATGACAACACCAAAGGAAAGGGCCGCGCACTACCAGGCACTCCGCGCGGGTGACGAGGTAAGCCGTCCTTCGTCAACGCGAGCGCATGCGGGACCTTGCCTGCAGCGAGCACGAGCTCGAGCACGCGCGTACTTCGTTCTCCTGCAAGATGGCCGTAACAACAGACGACGAGATCGGCTTCGTGAGCCGCATCCTTGATCCAAGAATCAGTCTCGGACCCTATCCCCTCAGGATCTGCTGGAACGTCTTTCGGATTAGTTGAAACATATGATCGCGCATTAACCATCTGCAGCCAACCGAAGCCGAGATCTTCGGCTAGATTTCGCAAACGAGAAATCGTCGGGTCAGACAGAATACGGCCGCGTTCAATGCGGCCCGCCTTGCTCGGGTTGGCTCCAATGCTCAGCAAGACGCGATCGTTTTCCAATGACGTCGGCCACGCTAGGAAGTATCTATACGGGCCTTCAAACACAGCATAAGGCTCGCGCCTCACGGCTCATCTCCGTACACGCGCTCGAGGCGCGCCGCTGCCTGGTCCGCACCATTGTCGAGCGCGTCGAGCTCGAGCCGCTGGATTACGCGGTCGAGGTACCAGCGGGCCTTCTTCAGGTCCTCGAGCTCGCGGCCCTTGTGCTTGGCGCGGGCCACGTACTTGACGACGTTGCCCTCGTGGAAGCCGAGCTTCCAGTCCTCGATCGCGTCGATGACTTCGATCTTGCCCGTCGTGTAGTGCGACGGATGATTGACCGCATCACCTTCTTTGCCACTCGGCCACCTACCCGGCATGTCCGTTCGCCTTTCCATTCGACTTGGTCTTCTTCTCGAGCTTCGGTGGCGGAGGCCTCGAGCACAGCGCCCTCAGCCCCCAGCCGATCGAGTCGGCGAGCTTCTTCGTCAGGTGCTCCGAGTGAAAGACGTGGCACTGGCTGTACGAAAGGCGCTGGCCGTCGCGCATGATGCCCGAGAGCTCGTAGGCCCGGTACGCCGTCTGCGCGAGCGCCTCCTTGCGGTTGAACGTGTCGTCCTGGTCCACGACGACCCACACGACCTCCGTCGGGGGCGGCGGGGCGAAGTCGCGCTCGGGCTTCTCACTCAGGACCCTGACTGCTCGGGGCTTCATTCAGTTCCTTTTTCAGTGAAGACGACGCTCATGAGGGCCCAGCCCGCCTGCAAGCCGAGGATCGGGCCGAGGAGCATGTGCGTGACGGTCACGCGCGCGTAGCGGCCGGTGTAGGACTTCTTGTCGGGGTCCCACTCGCGGAGGTGGAGCTCGTCGTGCACGCGGAACGGTCTATCGTAGCGCCGAAGCTCGTAGCTCTTGGTTCCCTTTACGATCAGCTCGAAGAACGCGGGCCAGGTCTTGAGCTCGTGGATCACTCCGACCTCGGAAGGGCGTGACTGCTCACGTCCACGGCCTGGTGCACCTCGGGCAATCCGACGCCGACGTCGAGGAGCCCCTTGGCGGCGTACGCCAGGAGGTACACCCACACCGTCGCCACTGTCCTCTCGTCGGGTACACCGAACCTCGCGGTCAGGTCCACAACGTCGTGGACGTCGGAGACCGGCATGCCGCGCTGCAGGAGCTCGGCAACCGACAGCGTCAGCACGCAGCCGAGCGTGAGCCGCGCCGAGCGCTGCGGGTCGCCCCTCAGCCCCTCGAGCAGCTCGCGCGTCTTCTCCTCCTCCGTCACGAGGAACCCGCCTCGCTCTTCACTTCCCTGCGATCGTCCTGCGGGAGTTCCGGCAGCGCCTCCCAGCGGTGATTGTCGTCGTCGAGGATCCAAGCCCTGCCTCGATTGTCGAGCGCGACGACGTCCTCGCCGGCGCCGCAGACCTGAGTGATAAAGTACTTGTTCATTTGTTGTTCTCCTCTTTCTTTACGATCCATTGGGCCTGCGACGGAGCTCCTTGGCCGCCTCGGCCCGCACGCGCGTGCGCTTCCTCGCTGCTGGGCGCGGCACGAGGCGCACCTGCACGTCGAGGTCAAGTGCGCGGGCGCACCGCTTGAACACGCGCTCGGTGATGCTTGAGCGGCGGAGCACCTGATAGGCCCAGCTCGGCGCTTGCCCGACCGCGCGCGAGAGCTCGGCGTGCGAGACGCCCTGCTTCTCGCAGGCCTCCAGAATGATCTTGGCGAACGACTTCATGCTCTCCTCGACGAAATGACGGACTCCTTGCGGACGACGATGCCGGGAATGTCCGGCTTGCCGTCCTGGGCGCGCACGGCCTCACCGATCTTCACCATGTCAGGCGTCAGGTACTCGCGCGGTATCTGAGAGGCATCGACGATCTCGAACACCCAGATGAAGCGCTGCGAGATGCCGCGAGGCAGCTCCGCTCGCGCGACAGTGGCGAGCGCCTCGTTCGCCTGCGCGGGCGTCTCAGCCGCGGCGGCAGCCTGGATGGCGCGGAGGTTTTTCGCCTCGCTCTCGGCGAGGTAGCCGGCGATGCGCGACTTCAAGTCGCGCTCGGCCTCCTCGAGCGACCGCTTCATCGGCCGGAAGAGCTCGTTCACCTCCCGCAGGGCCTTATTGAGCGGACCCGTAATAGCCGTTCGCTTCTCCTCCACCTCGGAGAGCCACTGCTTGACCAGCCGAAGTCCCTGCGCCGCGAGCTCCTTCTCCTCGTCGTTCGAGATCTCCTGCGCCCGCACGAGCTCGAGATCGTCGCGGTGCGCGGCAAACTCCGTCGTCGCGACCTTAGCTTGAACTATCGCTTCCATCAGGTCCTCACGACGAAGACTTCGTCGTCGGCTCCTACTCCCATCGACTCACGAATTCGGGCGGCCTGTTCGGACTCGCTCGAGCGCTTCAGCTTTCCTTCGAGTACTACATCCTCCTGAAACTTACCGATGAGAACCTCGTCATCGGGTCCTGCCCCAATCTCCCTGCGAATTTGGGCGGCCTTTTCTGACTCGCTCGCACGCAGCAATTTTCCTCCAGGCATTTTTAATTCGACTCCTCTCGCCTCTTCTTCATAGCTTCTTGCAACACGTGGCCGACCGTGCCCGGCTCGAATGGTTCACGGCTCTTGCGAGCCTCCATGCACTCGGCGCACACGCAGCCGAGCTCGTGGCCCCTCTTGTTCTTGGTCGGGAACCCAAGCAGCTCGAGAAACTTCTTCACCGCATCCTCCCGAGCTTCCAGAGTCCAATTCCCACAGCGTCCAAAACGTTGTGGTCATAGTCCCTAGCGCGTGGCCTCTTGGGCAAGAGCTTCAGCTCGTCCGCGCTCAGCGCTGCGAGCACGCGCTTGTTGTGGATGTCCTTCGGCACCGTCCCCTTCCAGGTGCGAGGGTAGACGAGCTCGACATTTGCCTCGCGCTCCGCGAAGTGTCGCTTCAGCTCGCCAACCAGGACGGATAGATCAAGTAGGTCATTCGTGTCGACTCGGTGCTCTCGTGGATACCAGCGCGGCGCCTCGATGACGGCGATGCGCGGAGTATTCTCAGCGTGAAAGGGATAGTAGCCGGGCACCATCAAGTCTTCGGACGACCACTCGACCGTCGCATCAGCCAGGCGATCATTTGAGAACAGCGCCCAACCTAGATTTGCTCGACTTTTCCGCTGACCGGGGTCAATGGCGAGAAGCTCAAATTTTCCATCCCAGTCGATCACGCCGCCTCCTTGACCGAGAAGTCCCACGGCACGAGTCGGCCATCGACCCACACAGGTTTCGCACTCTTGCTCCACTTCCTGCAGAGCAGGGGCTCGGCGACGGGCGGCACGTCGGGCAGGAAAGGCTCGGCGCCGACGACCATGAGCCTCGCGAGCTCGACGGCCGCATCGTGCGCGCGCTCGTCGTCCGGAACTTCTACTACCAGCTCATCGTGGATGAAGTTCACGGGCCGGCAGCTGAAGAGCGGCGAGTGCACGTCGACGTAGCAGGCCTTCGCGACGAGAAAGCCCGCGGCCTTCGCAGCGTCCGCCGCCAAGCTCTGGAACATACCGTTGGCCGCCTCGGTGAACGTCACGTCGCCGCGGTAGCGGTTCG